CATAAATCAATTACCTCCTTATTCTCTTCCAAAAATACTTCTTAAGGCTTCATTTGCCCTTGTCTTTGTGTCCTCAGTTCCTTTACCGCCCGATCCAGGAGTATAAGAAACCACTTTGGGTATCTGTGTGTCCTGAAACAAATAGGCATTGTCTTTCTTGACTGCCTCCAGAGCAGTTTTAATATCCGCTTCCTGGTTCTTGCTGGCTTTCAGCTTCTCTACATCCATGAATGGCATTACCGCTTTCAGATCACGGGGCTTGTACCCTTCTGCAGTAGTCTTTAAAAGATCATTAAAGTCACGATCCGCAATCTGCTTCTGGTACTCCGCATCCTTGGCTGCCAGATCTGCGGTCAGCTTGATGACTTTTCCCTGCAAGTCCTGAACATTGACGCCCTCAAAGCTTTTCAGGGTTGTCTGGGCTGTATCCAACTGAGTCTTATAGTTATCTCTTTCTGTCTTTATGGCTTCAATATCCCTGCCATTCTCAGCCATAATGTTGTCCACCTGTTCCTTTGACAGGCCCATGTCCTCTAAAAATTTTCTCTTCATTTTCTTCCTTTCCCACTACGCTTTTTACGGGGTTGCTTCCCTTGTGCTGGTAGTTTTACGTCATTCCGGACAATTTTCTGCATAAAAATAACACGCATCTCTGCGTGCCTACTGCTCGATCTTATTACATTTGGTACACCGTCTTACATAACCGCCATAAGGACCGGAAGCCCGGCTCCAGTGCTTGCGGTAGTGATGGCAACATTCTTTTTTCTTGAAAAACCTCTGCCAGATCCATGATATAAGTCCCGTAAGATCACCTTCTTTCATTTGCGACGTCGCAATTATTCTTCATAAATCACGTCTAACCCATAAGCTATTGCGGCATCGTGTTCAATCCGACACCCTCTAGCCTTTTCCCAACCCTTGCAGAAATAAGCTGCATGGCAAAGGGACATATTTTCCAGACTTTTAGCAAGGAAACAAAGAGGTATCTGTACCACTCCACGTTCTTTCATCTTTTCATTGCTATACCATTCATCAGTAAACAGGGTGTTTACAATTTCATAACCTTTAGCTTCCAGTATCTTAATCGCCTGTTCCCTGGTTGCAATAATCTCTTCATCTGTTTTTCCAGCCATGGGCTGACTAAGCATTGCTTTCTTCATCTTCTTATCCTCTCTTTCTTAAAAATGGGCACAAAAATACCACCGGCCTACTGACTGGTGGTATTTTTTAACTTATTTCTGATTTTTTCTTTATAATCCTCAATTCCATTGTACTCATCCCAATTATATGGCGGAAATGGTGTGACAAAAGTCTCTTTCCACTTTGCCCGAAGATTTTTCATTTCATCATCCGTTTTTAAGTACTGAATTAAGTCCATCTGAAACATCCTTCATAATGTTTTAACAAATGGTATCAATAATTATGCCATTTGCATTTCTTACAAATTGTTTCCCAATCGTCTTTTTTCTTAAATCGCTCAGGAAGCTTATCTGCTTTTAAACGCCCATCAACTGCATCTACATTTTCGATACAATCAATATCCTCAATCATTTCATCCACAAGAGGACATTTTACGAATCTATCATCTTCCATGTCTCACTATCTCCAATGCTTTCAAAATGTTGTCAGAATACTCTTCCCGCTTAAATGCAGTACGGATAAATGCATCCGATGTTCTTACGTATGCAGCTCCATCTTCACTGTAGTACCGCTCGAACTGCCCCTTCCAGACGGTCTCTGAAAATGATGCCCGGCGGATAAAACCTTTTGCTTCGTCAAAAGTTACTTCATGCTGCCGTTCATCGTTAATGTGTTCGCTGTCAAAGCTGAGTTTTTCAAAATCCACTTTGCTCGGTTCAAGATTAATCTTTCCTCGGAAACCCAATTCCTTTAACTCTGATTTTATTATAGCAATTCTCTTCCGTTTTTCAATAGCTTCCAGTTCTTCCTTGGTCGGATTAGCCTCGCCAACCTTCAACCGCTCCCTCTGCTGCCGCAGGCCCATAGCCTTTGAAAATTCCACATAGGTCTTTTCTGTTAATCGCTTCCTGCATCTGGCAGCAGTCAGGTCATCTTTATCAGCTCTGGCCTTTTCCAAGAGCTTAATGTCCTGTTTCTGCTTCCGGATCGTGCGTTCCAGCTTCCGCTGATACTGCAGCGCCGCATATGTATCATACTCTTTACCATGAAAGGACTTCTTTTCGTTTTCTTTCCGGTTCTGCTCTGCAAGCCACTCATCGGTATACTTACGCTTGGAAACACCTGGAATAAAAGGAAAGCGGATATGGTAACAGTTGATTCCGGCAAACCCCAGCATCTCTCCCAAACCACAGACCGTACGCATTTCAGCGGAACTATATACTTTGCCCTGCCAGCTTTGGTGGTTCATGTATCCTGTGCCTGTGTTACGGGCTCCTAAATGCCATTCAACTTCCCAATAGTCCGTTCCCAACTCCTTTGCGTTATGCTCATTCACCTTATCAGTCATCTGCGCAATGCCTGTCATAACGGCTCTTCTGGCAGCCACCTCAATGCGGTCTGACCTTCCTGACGCATAATCAACCACCCGGACACCACTGGATGTCATCTCATCGATCATATCCCCGATCGCCTGGCTGTATGTCTTAGCGCCAGTAGTGATCTTCATCATGGCTTCATCTAAGCCGCGTTCTAGATACTCAGACATAGGAGTAAACACTTTTTTCCCATTTCCCATTGGCACATTAAAACCGGTTGTCTTTGTTATATTCTCCATAGGCCTGAGGCTATCCGCTGTCTGGTCCTTTACTGCCTGCACCACCTGTTTCAGCCAGTCATTATCCTCATACGGGACTGCATCCATGCCTGCAGCTTTGTAGATCTCACTGTTTCTCACATAATCAGATCTTGCTGCAGTTTCATAAATCTCATCAATATCGATCCCTGCAGTTTTTACACCTTCCCGCAGGATCTCTTTGATCCGCTTCTTACTCATGCCTATAGCTGTCATGCGGTTAAGCAGCCAGTCTGTCACCGGTGTGATCTTGGAGCATTCCTGGATCCGGTTTACAACCTCTAACATGATATCCATTTCCAAGGCTGTCATGGTACGCCCTAATGTTTTCGGCAGCTTTTCAAGTTCTTCCGGCGTCAATCAGATCACTCCTCTACGTTTGCTGGTTCAGGAAGGTTCTTCTGGGCCTCTTCCAGTGTCTCCCCATACCACTTGCTTCTGTACTCTGCCAAGCTCATTACACCCATAGCAACATCCGCACGATCCGTCTGACGGTCTGCCTCTGCATCCACTACAATGCTGTCATCCCAGTCAAAGGAAACCTGATAGTCATTGCCCGGTGGTACCAGGCCATACAAGGAAGCCCAGAAGTTCATGGCATATACCAGATCTTCCAGGGCGGTCTGTAAAGCTAACTGCGTATCTGATACAAAGGTATAGGAGCGCTGCTTGCTGGTCTTGATTTCCGTTGCTGTCTTATCCACATTCTGGGGATCTGAAAGCGTTCCGTAAGCCAGGCAGCATGCAAACTCTATCAGCTTCAACTGGTTATTAAACCCATTGAATAATGCCGTATCTCGAATCTCGGGAGAAAATGTGTCCATGAAAGGCTTATCTGTTGCCCCGGAGTTATATTCCACGTTGCGGTATAACCTGTCCTGACTGCCCGGATACTCAAACTTATCCAGGTCACGGTTATATTTAAGCAGTGAAGTTGCCACATGCACCGCCAGCTGTGTGCCTTCATACTCCCAGCAGATATTGGAATATCGCCTATCTCCCTCTTTGATCAGTTCCACTGCTCTGGAATATACAGATACTCCTAGCGGACTGCCTGTATCATCCGCGTTTGCAAGAGGTACCTTAAAATACCCGAACAGAAGCCGGTCAGCACCCTCCATCACTGCTTCCGGCATTAATTCTGACCACCTATCCACTGAGTTTATGCTGATCTCGCTTCCAAGGCTGTAGTCATTGGTTGCAACAAAGGCCCTGTTTGTGATTCGGATCTGTTCTCCCTGCAGCGTGTGGACTTCCAGCCTGGTATAGATCTTCTGTCCCTTCCGGAACTGTTCCGTAAATACGCACTGCTGGATCTGTCCGGAATCATCAAAAGCAAGCGGGAAGAAACAGTCTGCCTGTACATACTGGATCGCAAGACCTGTTTTTGTAACATACGGTTTTAAAATCAAACCGCCTTTCGCACATCCGTACTCCATATATCTGCGGATACTTGTCAGCACTTTTTTCTGATACTGATCATTCAGATAGGTGGCGGAAGAACCTCCTGTTATCTCCGACTTCATTTCCAGAGTAACAAGCCTTGCAACCTCAGAGGCAATAGCTGCCGGCAGCTGCGCACTCTTCACTTTCTTTCGATCCACCCATGGCGCATTATCTTCATACATGGCCGTCCATAGCTCTATCCTACGGGCCATTTCAGAAGTCATGCAGACATCAACCTGTGTATCTGAATCCTGATTTAAAACCTGCGTGATCGCAGCCAGCATTTTAGAAAATTTCATTGTTATCACCTCTATTCGTACCGGATAAACCGGCTGATGTCCCGCTCAAATGTGTACTCAAAAGCATCTAGCGTATCAATATCACTGGTGCCGTCATCCAGTCGCACATCTTCCACAAGACATTTCTTCTCGTCCCACAATGCCGTTGTTAGAGCATCTTCCAGGCTCTGGCACTGATCTTTTACATAGAAAAAGCGGTGCTGGCTAAGCATCCGCTGCATAAAACGTATTCTGTCATTGATCGTTGTCTTCAGGGCATTTTCAATCCGGATCCAGCCAAGCCCCGCCTTCCTGACCGCTGTCCTCATACCTGCGATCAGCGTCTGCTCTGCACTATCACAATAGACAACGGTAATAAATCCATACAGGTTGATGATCTTCAAGCAAAAGTCTACAAACAATTCTCCCAACTTATTCGGATCAATACTGCCATTTACGCTCATATGGCGCTCACTGGCAAGTGCCGTAATACTTTGATAAGCCCTGGAGTATGCAGTAGCAACAAATGCATGTCCTGATCCTGAACCACCAAAGTCAACACCAATATTGATCTGTAAAAGGCTTTTAGGCTTCTCATAAATTGCATATGGGTTAATGCCTCCACTGGATGTCGCATCACACATCAACTTATACACAGAACCTTCCGCAGCTACCCACAGGCCACGGATGTACCGGTCATACAAGACCGTTCCTTTATATTCCTTGCAAAGCTCATCTACAAATACCCGGCTTAAAAATGGATTATCAAAGATCTCATACTTCTGGCAGTAAATGTCTGCATCAGAGTCCAGGAACTTTTTAAACCAGTGCTGTGGGGCATCCGGGTTACAGGCTCCGTCAAAGCAGGAATAAGGCTTATCCAGACGGGATTTAAGCATGTTAAAAACATCCTGGTTCCAGTCTACAACCTCATCACCGTAACAATACTTTAATGAAGAGCCTCGGATCTTAGATACCTGGCTGACTTTCTCCGCACCCAGGCAGTAAACATCTTCCCCAAACATAGGACAGATGTTCTGGGAATTGATATCACCTACCAGCTTGGTTCCCCAGATACGCTGTAATGGTTCAATGATGTTTCGCTGGATCGTGCCTTTAGAAACGCCCAGGATCGCCACCAGCCCTTCTTTTTCGGCTCTGGCACGGATTCTCTTAGGGATCACATAATAGTCCATATAGGTCTTTCCGGAACGTGTCGCACCAACCTTAATATTCCATCGGTGGTTTGCATTTCGGAAAAACTCCTGCTGTTTATCAGAAAATGGCATACTACACAACCCCTTTTATCTCGCTAAGAACCTGGTCCAGGCGGCTCAGCTCCTCTTCATTGTCGGTACCCTTAAGTTTGTCCGTCTGGGCCTTGATCTGAGCTATGCGGGCCTTCTGCTCATCACTGGCAAGATCCCAGCGCTTATGCAGCAACTCGTCATACTGCTTAATGAGACTGCGAAGCTCCGACTGTGCCCTGGCCTGAGCCTGTAGGAATTTCCCCTGTTTATCCCAGGCATGCTGTACCTCCCAACGCTCTCCGATCACGTTGCCGTCTTTCTCCTCGATTTTCTCGATTGTTTTATCATCCCGATCACGCACATACATGATCTGCTGTGCCCGGATAATAGCCGCATAAGCAATCTGGATCTGATCCCAGAGGACATCCAGCGGATCCGTCGGCATCTCCTGGATAATAGAAACGGTCTCCTCAGGCAGATATTTGCTGAAGAAACCGAATTTTTCTGCTTTCTTATTTCCCGGAGGTCCACCAGAGCTGTTTTTGTTGCCCGGCTGAGCCCCTTTTCGTTTGGAACGTTCCGTATTTTTTTGGAGCGCTCCATTCAATTTTGAGTCCCATTTGTCCTTTGATTTCCATCCACGAATCGTGCCAGGAGATAAATTTAGTTGACTTGCAATCTCAACTAAATCAATCATTCCCACCGATTCTTTATATATTTCAAATGCCTGTTCGCGGTTCGGATCCCTTGCTCTCGGCACTCGTCATCACCTCCTATTCGTCGGTTTTGGGTATAAGAAAAGGAGCCACGCTGGGTGGCTCCTCATAATGTTATTCATCTACATATGTAGCTCTAACATTTTTCAATTTTGTTTGTCCTGCTACAGGCATATTCACTACATCTAAAACTTCTACGTCTAATCCCGGATAATTCGGATTAAAGCGATTTTGTTTCCATTCGGATACCGTCATATCACCCGGTGCTTTTCTTGTAAAAGGATACTGTGGCATATCCTTTTTATTATCTCGCAAATTTTTACCTACTGAAGATAAAAAATTAACCTGAAACCCTTCTACATCCCAAATCTTCTTTTCTACGTTTTTTACCATTGGCATAAAACCTTTTCTCCTTTGACATTTTTATTTTTCTGTTCACCTTGCTGTCTTAGTTCCATTACAATACCACATTTTGTTAGCACTGTCAATAGGTGAGTGCTAACAAAATTGATATGACAAAAAGACACCCTCTCACAAGGATGTCTTTCATGCTACCTGGAATGTCCGG